CATATTCGACTGGGAACGTCGGACTAAGACAAGTGCGCTGATTCCTGTCTACAAGCTTGGCGACGGTGTCGATAAGCCAAAGCCTCCAAAACTGAGCAACGTGGAAAAAACGAGGCGCGCGAGAGAGAGGGATAAACGCCGCCGTATCTTTGCCGGCGAATCGGTTCAGGGATTCAATCCTTTCGTAACCGCCATCGGTCAGGCTCGCGCACCCGATGGCGGCAGTGGGCGAGTCTTTCAGCAGTCAATGAGCCTGCGCGACTTCGACGAGGAGGCCGCATGAAGCGGATCACGAAAGACATGGTCAAGAGCGGCGGCTGGCGGTACTGCTGCGTCTGCCGGCGCAACGGCCCGCGCGTAAAGGCTCATTGGGAGCACGAGGGGCGCGAGTACTGCGACGAGCACAAGCCGGTTCAGGCGCCTGTGTCGGCGGCGCGGGAGGCGCGAGTATGAAGTGGCCTTTCTATTTCGGCATTCCCGGTCGCGATCTTCCCGCGTGGCTGTGCGTCGTGGCACCGATACCGGAGTATGAATCGATCGCCAATGTCGGACGCGTCGCGTGGAATCAGTTTTCTCTGGTCTGGAACTGGAAGCGTCGGTACGTCATCCGCAGCCTTTTCGGGATGTGTCCTATTCGGCTCGAAGAGGTCCGGCATTGTGTCATCACATTCCATTCGCCCGAGGGGTCAAACAATGTCGCGTACATCGACGTTCGCCCGCTGATCTGCGCAATTGGACCTTTCCTATGAGTGCGCGGCTCTACAAGGAGTTCGTGCTGAACGGACCGGCTGTCTGGCAGCTCGTCAAGGAGCTGATCCGCGAGCACGCCAGAGCATACATCGAGCGCGGCACGCCGCTGAGGCTGATCCTGACCACGGAAGAGCGCAAGCGGACGCTAGAGCAGAACGGGCGCTACTGGTCGAAAGCGGTTCTGGGAGCGATCGCCGAGCAAGTGTGGATCGACGGCAAGCAATACCCGGAAGAGGTATGGCACGAGGAGTTCGCCGAACGCTACTGCCCGCGAATCGAGATCACGCTGCCGAGCGGCCAGATTTTCTCTCGTCGGAAGTCGACCAGTGAAATGACCGTGAAGGAGTTTTCGGAGTACGTGCAGCGCGTGGAAGTGCATGCAGCGACGCAATTGGGCGTCGAGTTCGATTCGATGAATTAACCCGCAGTACCAACCCAAGGAGCAGTCAGTGACTCACGCATACATCGGCACCAAGATCATTACGGCATGGCCTGAATCCCGTCCGAACGGCGAAGGCTACGCAGTCACGTATCCGGATGGCTATACGAGCTGGTCGCCTAAAGCTACTTTCGAAGAAGCGTATCGCGTCGTCGAAGGCGACGACCAGAAACTGTCGTTCGGCGACGCGCTGGTTTTTCTGAAGGCTGGTCGGCGCGTATCTCGCGGTGCTTGGCCCGCCAGTGTGTTTGTCTATCACGTGGCTGCTGATGCTTACATCGCGCGCTCAGAGGTGGCGAAAACTCACTTTGGTGATGGTGCGCTAGTGCCATATAAGGCGTATCTCGCGATCAAACAGGCCGACAACGAAGTGTGCGTATTCGTGCCGGGCATGGATTCGCTGCTTGCGGAAGATTGGCGCGTCGTCGCGTAACTCGAAACCCCGTGGCGGCAAGTGCTTGGGGCAGCGGAAGTAGCGCGTAAGACCCTAGGCGGCACGAATCGATTGGAGAAAGTGGGCATGAAACTCTGCAAAGACTGCAAATTTGGTCCAAAGCCGTTTCAGATTGATTTCACGACGGGCCACACGGCCTATTGCTCGCATCCGAATGCACCAGTCGATCCTGTCTTTGGAAACAAAGACGGCTCTTTCCAGTTAATGCGATCGGTCAATTGCCTGGTCGATCATTGCGGGCCGAACGGAGACTGGTTCGAAGAAGCACCCTCTTGCCAGCCACCAGTCGAGCCGAAGCGCGAGCGTGACTATGCTGGTACATACGGCGGCACCGATGACGTCGTGCGGCGTACCGGCTTCCTTGAGCGCATGTTCGGGAGGTGGCTCTGATGAAGTTCTGCAAAGACTGCAAGCACTTCGAGCCGGAGTTTAGTTGCGATGGTGGCTCGCTACTGCCGGGTTTCTTCTATTACAGAGAGCCGCTCTGCAAGCATCCAGATGGCGCGAAAGAAGTAATAGACCGCGTCAAAGGGGATCATAGGTGGCTGAACATGGGGTGCAAATTTAACAGAGACAGTGAAGATGCCTGCGGTCCGAGGGCTAAGTGGTTCGAACCCGCCAATCTGGACGGTCGGCTGGCGATGCTGGAGAACGACTGATGATCGAGATCAAACCCGCCGTTGAGCAGAAAGCCTGCGGAAACGATGACTGCCGTGATTTGACCGACGACTGCACTTAGGTCGTCGATAAGGTCCATTGCTGGCTGTACGACCCCGCTCGTGGGATGTGTCCGTTTTTGCGCAAGGACGGCGATGACCGCTAGGTTGATCTTCCCGAAAACACTCACCTATCGGAACAAGCGCATCCGCGACTCCGCGCGCGACGAGGAATGTCTAGTGCGTCTGCCGGGCGCGTGCCTGTGCAATCCGGAAGCGACTATCTGGAGTCACTACCGCGGCGGCGCGGGCGGCAAGGGCGGCGCGCTAAAGGCTGATGACCTGTGCGGCGCCTACGCGTGCACGGCGTGCGATGCGGTGTACGACGGGCAACGGCCGCCGCCGGCGGGGATGACTTACGACGAGGTTGTTGCGGCGTGGCACGAAGGGCACATCCGGTCGATCGTTCGTCTGCATGAAAAGGGCGTCATATGACGGATCTGCGGCGCGGAGACTTTCGTGATCCGGCGGTCATCGTCGAAGAGCGCCAGTCACGCACCTGTGCCGGCTGCATCTACCTGAGAACCGACAGACTGTTTAACACTGCGGCGGTGGCGTGCCGCAAGCGAAAACGCAAAGCCGAGCTGTGCATTGAAAAGATGAAGCGGTGCGAACTATACGATGACGGGAGCAAGCAGAAATGACGAACGGCGCGAAGCACGACGGGATATTCAAGGACGCCAAGGAAGCGATCGTTTTTGCGCTTCATTTCTCCGACCAGCAATACGCCAAGTCGCCGATGGCGATGTTTCTCGCGCGCGGGGCGCACGGTAGCGGACGCGGTCTATCTGGTCTGGATGGCTCCGGTCAGGCTGGGATGGTAATGGCCGAGATAACCCGACTGAACTACGCGGAGGCGCTGACATTGATCGCGCGTTGCAGCGCAAAGCGGCTTCGTTGCACATGCGGCGCGCCTTGTTGCAGCAAATGGGCGCCTAACCCGATCTGGACGATGGCGACGAGCCAACTATGCGATGTGAGCCTGTCAGCGGTGGGCACCGGCATGTCGACACGGGCAATCCGGCTCGCGTCCACGGAGAAGTTCTTCGGCCAGAAGCTGAGCATTCAGGACATCGCCGACTTCTGCAGCGTCTCGCGCAAGACAGCCGGCGAGCACAACGCGAAGATAAAGGAATTTCTAAAAGACCTGGAGGGGCTCGCGTGGTTTAACTTCACCGACATGATGGAAAGCGCCGGCATGCTTATTCGGGATCACGAATCTACAGTTTGACTACGCAAAAAATGAGTAATATCATAGAGTTTCGATATTTTCGATAAGTGCCTCTTCAAGCCCCGACGGTTAATTCCGGTCGGGGCTTTTCCGTTTACGGCCAGTCACGCGGCGGTCGGCGCCGCAGATCACCACCGGACCGGCCCACCTTGTCTCCTCTCGATGACCCTTCGTCGAGATTCTGCCCGCCCCGGTAAACCGGCCGCGGGCTTTTTTATTTCAGGTGCCATGACCGCGAACGATTGGCGGGCCCGATACCGCAATCCTTGGCGACAACGTCCACATCTATTCATGTGGCGCGGTCAGTGGTATTGCGAGGGCCGCGGCTGGACGGCGTACGGCGCTACATATCAGGAAGCACATCAACGGTGGAAGGCCCGGCCTCCGTTGAACGATCCCCGGGCAAAACACAGGAGATTGTGATGGCGAAGAAATCAGGTGGTGGCATGTTCCACCCGGTGTCGAAAGGTTGCCAGCCCCCTTCGAAGGGCGGCAGTGCCCCGCAAAATACTTCCGTCGGCAGCGGCTCGCGCCCGACGCGCTCGAAGATCGGCATCGAAACGAGTGCACCGATGGATCCGCAGACCCTCGGCGGCCGCAAGACCAAGGGCGCGCTTAGCTGATGACGAGTCGCATCAAGGTCGAACGTCTGTCGCCGGCACTGAAGGCTGAAGTAGAACGCCTCTGGGAAGTCTACAAGCAGGACACCGGCTTCATGACGTTCGACGAATGGATCATTGCCACGCAGACAGAGCCGGGCAGGAAGGCTGTCTCGCTGGCGGCTGAGCGTACATTCGATGCGGTTGCCACCGCGAGTGCGATGGATCGATCGCTGGCTTTCAGCGTGGAGCGGTAATGATCCCGGTAAAGCAAACCAAGCTGTACTCGCCGAACGGCATCCACAGTGGCAATTGCCTCGCAGCGTGTATCGCATCGCTGCTCGAGCTGCCGCTCTGGATGGTGCCGCCGTTCGAGGACATGTTCGGCCGAGGCGATCACACGTCGCGCATGGTCGAGTGGCTGAACCGGATGTTCAAGCTTGAGCTGTTGTGGGAGCAAGGACACCCGGTTGACGAACTGCCCGATTTCTACATCGCAACGGGCCTGTCCGCGCGCGGCGTGCATCACGCGGTGATCTACAGCAAGGGCGCGATGGTTCACGACCCTCACTTCTCCGACTCAGGTATCGCATCGGTGACGGGCGTCTACTACCTCACACCGCTCGTTCAGAATTGAGCGTCTACCTAGCATCTGGTAGCAAAACATGAACGCCACGAAACAGATTTCCTCCAAAGCCGAACAGAAACTGGTGGTGTTCGCACACGAATACATCGAGAACGGCGGCAACGGAACACAGGCAGCGATCAAAGCAGGCTGGAGCGCCAAGACAGCGTATCAGGCCGGAAACCGGGCGTTGAAGAACGCTAGGGTTCAGGAGATTCTGAAAGCACATCGTCAGCGTCTTGCTGATGAGATGGCTGAGAAGCATGGCCTGACGATCGATCGCATCCTCGGTGAGCTGCGCCGGCTGGCGCTGGGCGACGTGCGCAAGCTGTTCAACGCAGACGGCAGCATGAAGGCGCTGCACGAGATGGACGACGACACGGCCGCAATGATCGCCGCGATTGACGTGCAGGAGATTGACGTCGAAGGCGCCTCGATCGGCCGGGTGAAGAAGATCAAGCTGTGGGACAAGAACAGCGCTCTGGGCAACGCCATGAAGCATCTTGGCCTGTTCGAGCGCGACAACGAGCAAGGCAAGGGGCAGTTCAATCTGACTGTCAGCTCGGACGACGCGGATGTCCTATAAGCCGACGGCCAGACAGTCGCAGGCGCTAAGGACGATTGGAAGTGACGCGCTGCACATCCTGCTTGAGGGTGGGAGCCGCAGCGGCAAGACCTTCATAGCGTGCCGCGCGGTGGTTGTGCGGGCGCTGGCGGCGGCCGGATCGAGACACGCGATATTCCGGTTCCGGTTCAGCCACGCCAAGGCGTCGGTCGGTCTGGACACGCTGCCGAAGGTGTTCAAGGTCTGCTTTCCGAATGTCGAGTATCACCTCGACAAGACGGATTGGGTGTTCCGTCTGCCGAACGGGTCGGAGATCTGGATCGGCGGTCTGGACGACAAGGACCGGGTAGAGAAGGTGCTGGGTCTGGAGTTCGCGACCATCTACCTGAACGAGTGCAGCCAGATCCCGTACTCGTCGCGCAACATGGCGGTGACCCGTCTCGCGCAGCTCTGCACGCACAGCGTCGGCGGCGCGGAGAAAGAGCTGCGGCTCAAGATGATTTACGACTGCAACCCGCCGAGCCAGGCGCACTGGACATTCCAGCTGTGGCACCGCGGCATTGATCCGGACTCGAAGCAGCCGATCGACGGGCAGCAGTACACCAAGATCCTGATGAACCCGAAGGATAACGAGGAAAACCTCGCCAGCGGGTACATCGAGTCGCTCGAGAAGCTTCCGGCACGCATGCGGCTGCGCTTCCTTGAAGGCCAGTACGGCGACGTGACCGAGAACGCGCTCTGGAATATCGAGCGCATCGAACAGCAGCGCGTCGAGGAAGTGCCTGACATGCAGCGCATCGTGGTTGCGGTCGACCCGTCGGGCGCCGATGACACGGACAACGAGGGCAACGATGAGATCGGCGTCTCGGTGTGTGGGCTCGGCGTGGATGGCAATGGCTACGTGCTGGAAGACCTGACACTCAAGGCCGGCCCTGCGGGATGGGGCAAGGTGGCCGCAGCAGCGTACGACCGGCACGCAGCTGACATCGTGGTTGGCGAGACGAACTTCGGCGGCGCGATGGTCAAGTTCGTGGTGCAGACGGCCAAGCCGGGCATCCCTTTCAAGATGGTCAACGCCAGCCGCGGCAAGGTCGTACGGGCTGAGCCGATCAGCGCACTCACAGAGCAGGGAAAGATCCGTTTCGTCGGGCGTTTCAACGAGCTCGAGGAAGAGCTGTGCGCGTTCACGACGACGGGCTACATCGGCGGCCGGTCACCGAACCGGGCTGACGCGATGGTGTGGGCCATGACCGAACTGTTCCCCGGCATGACCAAGCCAGAGAAGAAGAAACGCGAGTTCAAGCGCGCGACTGTCCAGTTGGGCGGCGGCGGTAATGGATGGCTCGGCGTTTGAGCAGTTCATTCCTTGGTACCGGCGGCGGCGTGGCGAATTCATCCGACGCCCAGCGGGTCCATAAGCAAGGATTCTCCTTCAATCAATGAGATATCGATCATTTCGTTTCTGGTCGCCGATTCTCGGCTGTCATGCGGAGCGTCTTTCCATGTTCGACACAAGGGGCGGTGAGTTCTTCGTAGTGCTGCCATTGCGCGGCACGGCGAGACAGAACCGCATGGACAAGCAGAAGGCACTCGAGGCGATTGCGGATGCGATCGAGAGCGGCGGTCAACCTGGAGCGGTGAACGTATGAAGACGGACGGTATTGAATTGCCCAGCGTAGGCGTCATGGGGGCGCGATTTGTCGACGGTATGCGCGAATGCTGGGCCTATGACGTCAACCAAGACACTCTCATTGCGAGATATGACACGGTGATCGATGGCACGCAGAGAGTTGTGTGGGCGCGGCCTTTCGTCTCTATGGGGACAGGGTTTGGCAATGGCGCGAAAGACACGCGTGGCCGAACTGTAAATGAGTGGCTCGATCAGGAGCGAGACGTCGCTAAGGCTGTTTTCGAAGCCGACGAACGGGCTGCGCAAAAGAGTTCAGCTGAAGTTCGTCGACTGACGACGGTGCGGAATGGCTGACAACGACGAAGGCCTAGGCCTCCCCTCCGACGTTCCGGGCTACAGCAAGAAGTACAGCCCGAACATGGATACGCCGCCGAACACCAAAGGCCCGGACAAGTCCGCCGCCGAGAAGCGCAAGGACACGCTCGCGCGTCAGAAGGAAGACCAGAAGGTTCTGGAGATCGCGCGCAAGCGCTTCAAGCGCTCGCAGGATGCCGAGTCGGAGAATCGCAAGGCGGCGCATGAGGACCTGAAGTTTCTCGCCGGCGACCAGTGGCCGGACGACGTTAAGCAGCAGCGCGCGAACGACAAGCGGCCATGCCTGACGATCAACGAGCTGCCGACGCTTGTCCATCAGGTGAGCAACGACATCCGCCAGAACCGTCCGGACATCGCGATCAGCCCGGTGGGCGAGGTGTCGGACCGCGAAGGCGCCAAAGCATACGCCGGCATGATCCGCGCGATCCAGCGTCAGTGCGAAGCCGACATTGCCTACGACACCGCGGTAACGAGCGCGGTCAATGTCGGGTTCGGTTACTGGCGGATCATCACCGAGTACGAGAACGAGAAGAGCCTGAACCAGGTCATTCGCGTTCAGCGCATCCGCAATGCGTTCCGTGTCTACCCCGATCCGGAGCGGCAGGAGCCGGACGGCAGCGACATGTCGTATTGCTTCGTGACGGACGTCATATCGCGCGAGGAATACAAGGACAAGTACCCCGGTGCCGACCAGCTTGGCTGGACCGAGAAGGCCCAAGGCGACGAGATGGCACTGTGGGTGCAGAAGGATTTCGTGCGCATTGCCGAGTACTGGACGCTCGAGCATGAGATGAAGCGTCTGGTGCAACTGTCGAACGGCCACATCGGTTTCTGGGAAGACCTCGATCCGGACATCAAGAAGCAGGTTGAGTCGGGCGACGTCGAGATCCTGAAGGAGCGCGAGTCCGAGATCCAGAAGGTCGTGTTCCGTCGCATCACCGGTCTTCAGGTGCTCGAAAAGAAGGAGTGGCCGGGCCGCTGGATTCCGATCGTCGAGGTGGTGGGCGAGGAACTGGACGTCTCCGGCAAGCTGGTTCGCAGCGGCATCATCCGCCACGCGAAAGACCCTCAGCGCATGCTGAACTACTGGAACACGGCCAAGACCGAGTTCATCGCGCTGGCGCCGAAGTCTCCGTGGGTGATGGCTGAAGGCCAGAAGGAAGGCCACGAGTTCGAGTGGGACAACGCCCACCAGAAAGCGATGGCGGTGCTGGAGTACACGCCGGTGGAAATGCCCGGTGGAGCGCTTGCGCCGCCGCCGCAGCGTCAGCCGATGGCGGGCGTGCCACAAGGCGTGGTCGAGGCCGAGCAGACCGCGCAGCAGCACATTCTGGCCACGACCGGCGTCCGCTACAACGCCACTGCGCAGGACCGGCTCTACGACGAGTCAGGCAAGGCGCTGCATGAAATCCGGCGCAACACTGACGTCGGCTCGTTCCACTTCATGGACAACTTCTGCCGGTCGCTGCGTCACACCGGCCGCATCTTCGTCGACCTGATCCCGAAGGTGTACGACGTGCGCCGCGTGGTGACGATCCTGCGCGAGGACGATACCGAAGAGCAGGTGACGCTTGATCCGGAAATGGGCAAGCCGTTCATGTCGAACCAGAACGCGAAGAGCAAGGTCGCGCGAAAGATCTTCGATCCGACGATCGGCGAGTACGGCGTCACTGTGACGACGGGCCCGAGCTACGCGACGAAGCGTGTCGAGGCGGTCGAACAGCTCATGCGGTTCGCACAGGCGCTGCCGCAGCAGGGCGCGCTGATTGCCCACCTGATTGCCAAGTACAGCGACTGGCCGGGCGCCGACGAAGCATACCGGCTGTTGCAGAAGGCACTCCCGCCGAATCTCCAGGCTCCGGATATGAAGGACGTGCCGCCGCAGGCCGCTGCGATGATCCAGTCGTTGATGAGCAACGTCCGGCAGTTGACGGTCGAGCGCATGCAGATGCTCAAGGATCTCACCGACCAGCGCGCCGACCGTGCGCTGAAGGCGACGAAGATCCAGACCGACTACGACGCCAAGCTGCTGAAGATCTTCACCGACGCGCGTACCAAGCTGATCCAGGTCGGCGCGGCAGACGTGCGTCACGTGCGGGAGATGGAAGTGACTGCGCTGCCAGACGCGGCTTCGACGGGCGGCACAGCAGACGGCGCGCCGCAGTTCCCCAACAACCCCGCTGCATTGCCAGTGAGCGCAGTGCAGCAACCTCTTTCGCAGTAACCGAGGCCGGGACGGTAATACCCGGAAACCCCAATAGGTCATGGCAACCGCATCGGCAATGCGGTTGAGCTTCCTATTGTCTGGAGAGCCAAATGAGTGATGTTCAAGCAGGAGAAGGAACTGGTGATGCAGGTTCGGCTGGCGGTGAATCTACCGAGCTGCCTAACACGGAGGTAACCAGTACGGGTGCTGACCAAGGTGGTGAAGGTGGTCAGGGTGGTGAAGCAACTGGTGGCGAATCGACCGGTGAAGCTGGCGGCGAGGGTGGGAAGGGAGGCGCATCAACCCCCGAGCCGAAAGAGGACGACGTCAACAAGCGCTTCAGCAAGGTCACGCGCGAGCGCGACGAAGCAACGCGGCGCGAGCGTGAGGCGAACGAGAACCTCAGGCGAGCACTTGAAGCGCTGGAGCGCGCAAACGGCGGCAAGAAGCCGGAAGCGACTCCGACACCTACGCCGCCGGCAGACGACATTGGCGAGGAACCGGAACCGCCGGAGTTCATCGATCCCGAGCAGTACCAGCGGGATATGGCGGAGTACACGCGCAAGGTCACCGATCGCACGGTGAAGTTGCAGTTGCGTACCGAGCGGGCGAATCAGGAACGCGAAGCGGCAGAGCGGGCGAATCAGGAAAAGATGCAGGCCCACGCGCGCACGTGGAACGAGCGTCGAACCAAAGCGCTCGACGAAATGCCCGATTACGCCGAAGTCGCCGAGAACCCCGCGCTGCATGTCACCGACACGATGGCGATTGCCATCACGTCAAGCGAGCACGGCCCGAAGATCGCCTACCACCTCGGCCAGCACCCGGATGTTGCAGAACGCATTGCAAAACTGCCCAACGCTTTGCAGTTGATGGAGATGGGCAAGCTCGAAGTGCAGATCACCGCACCCAAACTTCCCAAGGTCTCCAAGACGCCGGAGCCGATCAAGGTCACGACCGGCACGGGCGAGCCGCAAGCCAAATCCGACGACGAACTGTCGATGGAAGAGTACGCGGCCAAGCGAAGCAAACGTCATTAACCTGCGGCCAATGAATCACCCAAGCCCCGCCACTAAGCGGGGCTTTTCATTTCTACGGCCGCGATACAGGAGCTTTGAATCATGAGTAACAACACGCTGCTGACTCCGAGCATCATTTCGAAAGAAACGCTCGTGATCCTCAGTAACAACCTTGTCGCGGCCGGCAAGGTCAATCGCCAGTTTGAAAACCAGTTCGTCAAGATCGGCACGACGCTGACGATCCGCAAGCCGAACCGCTACGTTGTCTCGAGCGGCCCGGGTTTGCAGATCCAGAACTCGGTCGAACCTTCGACGAGCATCACCATCAGCAACCAGCGCCACGTAGACATCGAGTTCAGCTCGCAGGAACTGACGCTCGTGATCGAAGAGTTCAGCGAACGCTATCTGAAGCCGGCGGCCGAGCCGATCTGCAACCAGATCGACTACGACGTGATCAGCAACTGGACGTCAGTGTTCAACGAAGTCGGCACGCCCGGTACGGTGCCGAGCACGTTTGCCACCGGTATCCAGCCGGTCGGCCAGGCGATGGACACTCAGGCGGTGCCGCAGGATGGCCGCGTGATGGTCCTCGGACCGACGGCGTACTGGTCGCTCGCTGCCGGCCTCATCAGCCTGTACGTGCAATCGGTGTCGGAACCGGCGTTGAAGGGTTATCTGGCCCGCATCGGTAACTTCGAGATCTACCAGGACCAGAACATCCAGACGCAGACGGTCGGCGCGTATGCCGGCACGCCGGTGGTCAACGGTGCGGGTCAGACCGGCTCGTCGCTGGTCACGAACGGCTGGACGGCATCGATCGCCAACCTGCTGAACGTGGGCGACGTGTTCACGATCGCGGGCGTCTATGCGGTGAACCCGCAAAACCGCCAATCGACGGGTGCACTGCAGAAGTTCGTTGTCACGTCCGCAGCCAGCTCGAACGGTTCCGGCGCGTCGACGATTTCGATCTACCCGGCGATCACCACCAGTGGCGCGTATCAGACGGTGACGAACTCGCCGGCCAACAGCGCGTCGATCTCGGTTCTCGGCACCGCAAGCACGCAGTATCAGCAGAACCTCGCGTTCGTGAAGGATGCGTTCGGTCTCGTGACTGTTCCGATGGAATTGCCCGATGGCGTCGACTTCAAGGCACGTCAGGAATACAAGGGCATCTCGATCCGGATCATCCGCGCGTACGACGTGAACAACGACGTGCTGCCGTGCCGGCTTGACGTGCTGTACGGGACTGCGACGTACTACCCCGAGCTCGCCGTCCGTCTCACGAACTGATCCTGCATCTCAACTGACTCAGGCCCCGCCACGTGCGGGGTTTTCTTTTTTCAGGAGCAAATCATGTCTTTTGGTGATGATCGCCCACGGCAACTCAGTGACCAGAACTCGCTGGGAACCATTCTCGGCGCAGGCCCGACCGATCCGATCGGTTTCTTTGGCATCAACCCCGGTGTTCCGCAGGCGACCCCGACAGGCGTTAGCACGGGTTTTACGGCCGGTAGTGGCACGACGGCAACGTCGACGTCGACCTTCACCGGTGGCATTGGCACCACGGCGTACACCGTGGGAGACATTGTCGCCATCCTGAAGACGCTCGGTCTTCTCAAGTCGTAAGGAGCGAGATCAATGGCATATCAATACCCGCTCGGTGGCCCTGGCTATCAGTACATGATCGGCCCCGCTGATGGTTCGGGGACATTCGAGGGGCCGCCCGTGACCATTGTGTCGGTAACGGCCATCTCGGAGGCAAATCTGGAGAGCATCGCTTCGCTGCTCGCTGGAGGGACGCCTCCTACGGGGTGGCAGATCCAAGCCGACAACCCGCCGGTCACGACGAAGACGTACTGATCTTTTCATTTCTCCCCTGCGGTGACCCATACCGCACCCGGCCGGCTCGCTACCGGTCGGGTTTTTGGAGCACACATGAACATTCGAATGATGAACGACCGCATTGCGGTTCGGGAGAACAAGCCAGACGTCGTGTCCGCCGGCGGCATTTACATCGGCGAACAGATTGACGATGGGTTGGTGAAGGAAATCGTGTCCGGGACGGTGCTCGCGGTTGGCCCGGGTGCGCGTTTGCCGAATGGCGCACGCGACACGATGTGGGGTCTCCAGCCGGGACAGACCGTACGTTTCTCGCCCGTGATGTCGCACAAGGAAGTGATCGACGGCGAGGAGATTCGGATCATCCGCCGCGACTCGGTGGTCGGGGTACTGGAATGAAGTATCTCTTCGGCCCTCTCATGCCCATGCCGATTTATCTGGCGCTGTTTGTTGATGCGGAATCGTACTTTCGGGAAACGCGTCGATTGAAGATCAAGGGAGCGGATGAATTCGTCTCCCGCGATGCCAATGCCTGCTGCCACTTCTTCGAAAACGACAAGAACGGCAGTACGACGGTGATGGTCTGCGTTGATCTCGAGAAGATGAAAGAAAAATCTCCGATCGAGGTGGCTTGCAAGATCGTCCACGAAGCGGTCCATGTGTATCAGGAGTGCATGGAATACATCGGCGAGAAGAACCCCGGGAGGGAGTTCGAGGCGTATTCGATCCAGCACATCAGCGAGCAGCTGATGAAGTCCTACGTGGAGCAGACAGCATGAAAGAGCCCGTGACGCTTTATCAGGTCCATGTGACCGACACCGATGCTGGCCATGACGTACCGATCGGGCCGGCAATGGATAGCGCTGAGCCGCTTCACGATTTCGCTGCCGCAACCAATCTCGCGATCCTCAAAGGGAAGATCCACGGCTGGAAGGATGCCCGGGTCGTCTCGTTCGTCAAACAGACACACTAGGAGAGAGCCATGACCTTTCAACAGTACCCGCTCGCCATGAAGCACCCGCAGTACCGGCCCGCCGTCATTTCCAAAGACACGATCAACCGCGACGGTTCGATCACGAAGGCGCCGCCTGGCTCGCCGGTGCGATTCCCGGATGTGTTCGTGCACAACGAGGAACAGGAGAAGCAGTACGCGGCTCTTGGCTATCTGCCCGGCGGCGTGTCGGACCCGGAGGAATATCACCGCGCGATGACCGGCAACGAAGAGCCGTCGGATCACAAGCACCACGAGTACCCGCGTTGGATGTATCAGGCCGACGGCGGCGGCGATCTGAGCGTGACGGTGAACTTCGAAGTCGTTCAGGTGCGCGGCGTGCTCGTGAACAGCGAGCAGGAACGCAAGCAACTCCGCGGCGAATGGCACGAGTTGCCGTCCCAAGCCGCAGAGGCCGCACTTTCGGATGATCCCAAGAGCGAAGAAGCGGCAGCGGCGCCGGCGCCGAAGAAAGCCAGCCAGCCGCGTAAAGAGGCTGTGTAATGTCCACCGCCAACGCTCTCATTCTGGCCGCGTACCAGAAGATCGGTTACTACGCGCCGAATGAGACGATGACGGCGGCGGATTCGTCGCTCGGCATGCAGCAACTGACGATGATGCTGGACTCATGGAGCAACCAGCCTCAAGCGTGCTTCGCGATCACCGAAAACAGCTTCCTGCTGGTGCCCGGCCAGTCTCAGTACAGCATTGGCACATCGGGGGGCGCCAACGTCGTTGCGACGCGCCCGATCCGGATCATGGAAGGGCCGGGCGCCGCCTACTGTCAGGACGTGAACGGCAACAATTTCTCGGTCGAAGTCGTGACGCGCGAGAAGTGGAACCAGATTGGCAACCGCTCGTCGCTGACGAGCTCGAACCTGCCGGACACGCTGTTCTATGACCCGCAGATGCCGCTGGGTCTCATCAACCTGTGGCCACAGCCGAACTCGGCTGGATACACGTTGTTCTTCGACTCGTATCTCCAGCTTGCCGATCCGGCTTCGCTGGTCGCACCGTTCACCCTTCCGCCGGGCTATGAGAAGGCAATCCAGGACAACCTGGCCGTCGAACTCTGGCCGTTCTGCTTTACCAGCAAGCCGCTCCCTCCGTTCATCAAGGAAGCCGCGCGCGCGTCCCTGATGACTGTGAAGCGCGCGAATAAGCGCAATAACCTCGCGCAGTTCGACAAGGAACTGAATCCGCGTGGGCAGGCCGTCTACAACCCGTACACGGATTCGTATCGTTCAACCTGACAGGTGCGACATGAAGAAAACCCCGATGCAGATGAGAAGTGCGGCGAAGAAGGAAGTGAAGTCCGACGCGCGACCGAAGATCGACAAGAAGTCGCAACACCCGGCCTCCGCAATGGAGCGCTATGCGCAGGAGCGCGCGCAGAAGATGAAGAACATGAAGACGCCGCCTATGGTGACCGTGCTTCACGATCCGGATAGTGACGTGCACACACTGACGCGCGCCGCGGAGATCCGCCGCAATCCGGCGCGTCATAAGGCCGCCAAGACCGTGGCGAAGCAGCGCCTGAAAGATCTGGCCGACGTCGCCGAATGAAGTCTCCGATTTTCGGCGGCGAGTTCATCGGACTCACGCGGGATCTTGCGTATAACCGCGCGATCAACCTGATTCCGGAGCTGGTCGATACGAAGGATGGGAAGGCTGTCGGCGCGATGTACGGGGCACCTGGCTATACGTTGTTCGCCACTGCAGGCAGCGGGCCGATCCGACAGCTCTACACAGCGTCTAACGGTACGCTGTACGCGTTGAGCGGGAACGAACTGTACAGCGTCAGTTCGGCCGGCGTGGGCGCGGCGCAGGGCGAAGTCTTCACGTCAACCGGCTACGCCTCGATGACGGACAACGGCGACAACGAGCAGGTCTTTCTGGTTGACGGTTCGGCAGGGTACTGCCTGAACACCTCGACGGGGGCCTTCACTGTTCCTCTGCCGGGCGCTCTGGGTGTAAAGCCGACGTCACTGGCATATCAGGATGGCGTGGCGATCGTCAATGATGCTGGGACGAACCAGTGGTACCAGTCGAATCTCGGCGACTTCTCGACGTGGCAGGCGCTGAACTTTTCGTCAGCGGATGCGACGCCGGACCAGATCGTTACGATCTACGACATCCATCGGGAAGCGTGGCTGTTCAAGCAGAAAGCCATTGAGGTCTGGGTGAATGGGGGTCTCAATGGGTTCCTGTTTCAACGTCTTCAGGGCGTTGAGATTCCTGTCGGATGCGTTGCGCCGGCGTCGGTGGCGCGGGTCGGCGATAGCCTGATCTGGCTTGGCGGTGACGATCAGGGATCGGGCATTGTCTATCAGTCGTCTGTGTATCAGGCGGTGCCGATCTCTACGCACTTCATCGCCGAAACGATTCAGGCGATGCCGGTCATCAGCGATGCGATCGGCTTTGTCGAGCAGGAGAACCAGCACTTTTTCTACTGGCTGATCTTCCCGACTGGCGGCCGGACCTTTGTCTTCGACTCGACCACGAGACTGTGGCACGAGCGAGCAGCGTTTTCGAATGGACTCTTCAGTCGCCATGCAGCGAACTGCCATGCGTTCGCCTATGGCCAGCATCTGGTTGGTGACTACCAGAGCGGCAACATCTATGCGCTGAACTGGAACGTGTACACGGACAACGGCAACGTCCACAAGTGGTTGAGGACGTGGCGCGCGCTGCCGCCGAACAAGGTTTCCGAGAATCCGCTCACGTTCTATTCGCTGCAGATCGATATGGGAACCGGGCTCAACGTTCCCCCCGGCTCGGCGCCGCAGTACATGCTCCGCTGGTCGGATGACGGTGGCTACAACTGGTCGAATGAAGTATGGACGAACGGCAATATGACGGGCGCCATGAATCCCCGCGTGCTCTATCAGAGGCTGGGTACGACCAAGAAGGGCGGGACGTATGACCGGATCTTTGAGTTGTCGGGTATTGACCCGGTGCCGATCCAGATCACTGGCGCGTATGTAGACGTCTCATGACGTACCCGATCGAGGGTGGTTTCCCGAACTGGATGGCGCCGTTCACTGATGCGAATGGCCGTCTCACACGGGATGGCATGAACCTGCTTCAGCTTCTGTTCAGCCGCACAGGAGCACTCACGGGGCAGTTTCTGGAGGCCGGGACATTGCCTCCGGTTCCCGTATTTTCGGATTCTTCGGATTTGGACTCCGACGAGTTTGGTTCGATTCCTGGGCCACCCGGTCCTGTTGGATCGATCGGGCCACAGGGGCCGTTTGGCCCGGTTGTAATCATTGATGTTCCGGATGTCGATGAACCAATGATGCGTGGTCCGCTGGCCCCGGGCGGATGGTACGACGAGAAGGGCAGCGGCGGGACGTATGGCTTTGCCTCTGGTGTCGACTTCGTCGGTGGCACAACCACCTCTCTCACGCTTTCCCAGCCATATGGCGCGCAGGCAAATCTGATCGTTGTGTTCGACGCCTTGTGGCAAGGCGCGGATCAGTTCTCACTCAGCGGCAAGACGCTGACTTTCACATCGGCGATTCCCGTTGGCGTACAGAAAGTGTACGTCAAGGGCTTTCTGATGCCTCAGTAAGGAACCCAGATGGCTGCAAACAAGATACTGCGCTTTGGCCCGGTAGCTCTCGGCGCATCCGCAGCAAACCTCATCAATCCGCCGACCCTGACTGGTGGCGCGGGATTGGCCGGAACTAATACGAACACCTACGTGATTGTTCGTCACATCCGGATCGTCAACAAGTCGGCGACTGCGGCGACGGTTTCCCTATACATCGGCGCAACCGGTGCATCTGCCGCGGGCACCGAGTTCGCATTCAACGGTGCGAGCGTTCAGGCCAACAGTTACCTCGACTGGTATGGCCTTGTACGTCTGGATATTGCGGACTTTCTCACTGGTCTCGCATCGGTGGCGACGACATTGACTTTTCAGGCCGAAGGCGAGATCGGGGTCGTCTGATGAAATTCTTCACTCTCATGAAGAAAGCCATCGACGTTCGGCCGCTGGTGAGCGCGCTCGATGCGCATCCGGAACTGTGGGACGCCAACGGGTTCCGCAAGACCGGCAACGGTACGCCGCACGGCGGCATGTCCGATATCTGGGTTCGTTACAACGACGTGGCGCCGTATGCCGCTCGAGGCGATTACGCAGGCTTCAATGATGCGCACGTGCCGATCTGGTATCCCGCCTACGACGTGCTTCAGCAGACGCTCGATCCGCTGATTTTCCCGCTGATGGCGGAAGTCCGCGGCGAGATGCTTGGCGGCGTGCTGATCACGCGCATCCCGGCAGGGCAAGGCATTGCGCCCCACGTGGATGAAGGCTGGCACGTCAACTACTACGACAAGTTCTATCTCTCGCTGCGCAGCGCGCCGGGAGCGACGTTCCATTGCGGTGACGAAGTGATCAATCCCGAGCCGGGCGATCTCTATCACTTCGACAACCATCTCGAGCACTGGGTGAAGAACGAGAGCGCCGGCGACCGCATGACGCTGATCGTCTGCATCCGCACGAACCGCGCGCGGTGGTCGCCATGTCAGTAGCTGGCGGTTTTCCTTTGGCAGCGGTTGTCGCTGTCTACGAATTGACGAGGCCACCCATGATCGACCTGAAGATCAAGCACCACTTCTCTGGCAGGGAATACGCGAAGGAAATGACTCTGCCGGCCGGTCATTACGCGGAGACGCACGAACACGTCTACGACCATATTTCGATTCTTGCCGTCGGCGAGGTTCTGGTCGATATCGACGGTTCCGTTACCCGCCATGTTGGACCGACGGCAATTGTGATTCCGGCGAACAGAAAACATCGCATCGAAGCAATCACCGATTCAGTGTGGTTTTGCGTGCATGCGACCGATGAAACCGACCCGGAAAAGGTCGATGACGTGCTGATCAAGGGGAACTGAAATGCCATGGGGATTCGCTGGAGCGGCGATTGGTGCCGTAGGCGCAATTGGCAGTGCCGTGATCGGATCGAATGCATCCAGCAGCGCCGCCAATACGCAAGCCGATGCGTCGAACAATGCAACGCAGGCGCAACTGCAGATGTTCAACACGGTGCAGGGCAACCTGCAACCGTACATGTCGGGCGGAACGAACGCGCTGGCAGGGTTGAACAGTTTCATCAACGGACAGGGCCAGTCGCAACCGTTTTCCTTCAACTACAACCCGGCGAGCGATCCGGAATACAACTTCCTGCTGTCTCAAGGCTCGAACGCGATCACAAGTCAGGCGTCCGCGCTGGGCGGCATGAAATCCGGTGCGACGCTGAAGGCGTTGTCGGACTATGGCCAGAATACGGCTCTCCAGTCGTACCAGAGCGAGTTCAACAATGCGCTGAACACGTACGGCGCCAACCAGACGAACCTCTCCAACATCTTCAGCCGGCTGTACAACACGGCGTCGCTCGGTGAGAACGCTGCTGCTGGTGTGGGCAATGCTGCGATCAGCACGGGCCAGTCGATCGGAAGCAACATGATCGGCGCCGGCAATGCACAAGCAGCCGGGACTGTCGGATCAGCGAATGCGCTTTCTGGCGGGCTAACGAGCCTCAGCAGCCTGCTGAACAATCAGTCGTTCCTGAATTCCTTCGGCGGGGGCTCGTCTGGTTTCAATCCCGCTTACCAGTCGTCGTATTCCGGCTTCGACAATCCTTCCAACTACGGTTGATCGAAAATGGCACAGGTAGACGCAAACATTCCGCTCGCCGTTGCAAATCCCGCCGAGCTTCAGCAGATCGCGTACAGGAACCAGCTAACCCAGCTTCAGCTTCAACAGGGCCAGCAGGAACAGCAGCAGAACAACGCGCTGCTGGGCATCCTGAAGCAGCCGGGCGCGGTTGATGACAGCGGCATGCCCACGCAGGCCACGCTCGGCCGGATCATGCAGGTCAATCCTGACGCGGGCTTCAAGATCCAGAACCAGCTCGCGACGATTCAGGAGAACAAGCAACGCGCGATCACGAACCAGATCAACCAGAGGCTGCTGGGCATGAACATCGGCGACAAGGCACACGATCGCCTGGTGGACATTGCGACGTCGTCGCAACAGCGCTATGACGATCTCGTGGCGAACGGCACGCCCAAAGACGAAGCCGCGCGCATTGTCGGGAAAGAACGCAACGAATCGATCACCGACGCGCAGGAGGCTGGCTTGCTTACTCCGGATCAGGCGCGGCCGATGCAGAACCCTTTCAACCCGGAGATGAACAAGGCGTTCATCACGGGCTCGGCACAGTACAAGCGCGTACTTGACGAGCAGCGGCAGGCGCGCATGGAGCAGACTAGCGAGCGCCGCGCGGACCTCGCTGAACACCGGGAAGAGCGGGCCGAAAACATGCCTGTCTCCGATATCGGGAAGCTGTCGTACGACTATCAGCGCGGCGCGATCAGCAAGCAGGACTACGAGGCCGCGGTACTGAACAAGACGAAGGGATTCAATCCCGAGGATGTGGATTCGGTGGTCGACCAGATGGGCAAATACGACATGCCGCCGCTGACCGGTCAGGCGCTCCGCACGCCGTGGGGGCAGGCCGTCATGGCGGGCCTCGCCAAGAAGTATCCCGACTATGACGCGAAAGAGTACAAAACCCGTCAGGCGGCTATTGGCCAGTTCGAGTACGGCAAGAAGGGCGACACCGTGCGCTCGCTCAGCGTCTCGCTGGATCACCTGGACACGCTGACGGAAGCTGGCAAGGCGCTGAAGAACGGCAACGTGCAGGGATTCAACAAACTCGCGCAGACGCTTGCCGAACAGACCGGCTCTGCTGTGCCGACCAACTTCGAAGCCGCCAAGAGCATTGTCGCTGACGAAGTCGTGAAGGGCATTCTGGGGTCTGGCGGCGGCGTGGGCGATCGCGAGAAAGCACAGGCGATCTTTGACAAGGTCAAGAGCCCCGAGCAGTTGGCTGGCGCCGTCGATCAGGTCAAGAAGCTGCTGCGCGGTCAACTGACAGGGCTCGAGCGCCAGTACAAGCAATCGACCGGCCGCGATGACTTCGACCGCTTTTTGTCTCCCTCTGCGCGCGGGCTGGAGCAGGGTGGTGGCAACGGGCCGAAGAAGATCGCGTCGAAGGCCGACTATGACGCTCTGCCTTCCGGCGCGGAGTTCATTGCGCCCGACGGTTCGCACCGGAGGAAGCCGTAATGGCTAACTGGTGGGATGACGCGCCCGTTATCGACGCGCCACAGACCGCGACAAGCGGATCGCCACTCGACCGCGCGTTGAAGTCCGAAGGTGTGACCGGAAAGCTGGCGGACGTTGCGCGCAGCATCTACCAGCAGGAATCGGGAGCCGGTCGCGATACGGCGACGTCGGATGCCGGCGCCACCGGCGGCATGCAGATGAAGCCCGATACGTTCAAGCGCTTCGCCGACAAAGGCTGGTCGATCGAGAACCCCGACCAGAATGCACGCGCTGCGGTGCGCTTCATCAAGTCTCTTTCCGACAAGACCGGCGGCGATCCGAAACTGATTTCCGTCGGCTACTACGGCGGTGAAGGCGCGATTCCGAAGGCCAAGGCGGGCATTGCTGTACGCGATCCGCGCAATCCGAACGCGCCGACCACGCTTCAGTACGCCGACCAGGTGACGTCCCGCATTCCAAAGACGGGATCCAGGACGGAATCGAAAGACGAGGGGAACTGGTGGGCAGCGGCGCCGGTGGTGTCTGCGGACACGGCCGCACCAGACAATGCACAGCCAGAACCTACGCGCGCGCAGCAGGACATGCGCGGACTCGGACTCGGCGCTCGTTCAGTGGCGGAGGGCGCCGCAAGCCCGCTGACGTTCCTCGGCGACACGCTGAACAAGGGCGTCAATCTCGGCATTCGTGGCGTGAATTCGTTGGCGGGTACGAACATCCCTCAACTGGGCATGCCGTCTCAGGCCGTAAATAACGCGCTGACAGGGATCGGGCTCCCTCAACCGGCCACGCCGACTGAGCGCGTTCTGAGTGACATCCAGAGTGGTGCGGCCGGCGCTGGGGCGGGTGCTGGATTTACGGGAGCCCTGTCTGGCGTTGCCGCAAATCCGGTCGTTCGAAACGCTCTTACGCAACTTTCGGAGCAACCGGGTCTACAGATGGGTCTGGGAGCCGCGAGCGGTGGATCGGCAGGCGTCGCGCGAGAAGCAGGCTTGGGTCCTACCGGACAGCTTCTGGCAAGCTTTGCGGGCGGTTTGACGCCGCTGGGCATCAAGACGCTTGCTCAGTCCGCCGACCGCGCGACACGCAACGCCGCGAAGATGCTGCAAACAGCTATGGAACACCACTCGCCAGAAGAATGGAATCAGGCACGTGCGCTTCTTTCGGAATCTCAGAAGCAAGGTGTTCCGCTCATGGGCCCAGAGGCGTTTCCCGGAGGGTCTCAGGTTCAGCAACTTGGCTCGGATGTGGCCGCGTCGCCGGCGAGTGGCAACAAGATTCGCGAGTTCGTTCGTCCCCGCCCTGAACAGGTAGAGACTGCGGGGAAGAACGCGCTTGCCAGAATCGGCGACAACGTGGGCGGCCAGGAAGCGGCAAATCAGGCGCAGGAAACTGCCGACAAGGTAATCCGCGACGCGCAAAAGTACCGCACGGAAGCCGCCGGCCCTTACTATCAAGGCCAGCGCGCGAGCGATACCGAAGCATTGGACTTGGGCGACCAAATCAGCGAACTTCCATCCAAAATCGTTGCCCTCAGCCAGTCCAGGTCGAGTGCTGTTCAGGCCGCCGGAAAACTGCATGCCTTTACCAACGAACAGATTAATGCGGCTAATCGCACTATTCGTCGCAACCTGGGATTGGCGGGCGATGTAAAAGCCGGTCGTAACCTCGATCGCGCAGAGGAAGGAAAGGCAGGCACCTATGCCGCAGTGAATCGGGGCAAGGAGATCTCGG